GCCAAAAGGCGTTAATATTGGCTGCGCGATTGGAAAAATTGCAAAAGGAATTGACACTCGGGGAAACGGCGGTTATATTGCTGCGCCTCCAAGCGTTCATCCAACTGGACAAACTTATGTGTGGGAAGAAGGGGAAATAGCCGAGGCTCCAAATTGGCTTATTCGATTAATCACGGCTGTTAAACCCGCCGCGCCTAAAGCCGCCATTGCCGCGCCCGTTGTAATAGGCGACTGGTCACAGGACGATGTTATCTCTATGCTAGACTATGTATCACCGGATGACCGCGAAGTCTGGATAAAAGTCGGCATGGCATTGCACGCTTCTGGATGGCCAGTGTCTATGTGGGATACATGGTCACGCGGAAGCCAGAAATATAAAATGGGCGAAACGTTCCGTATCTGGAACGGATTTAAACCGGACGGCAACGTCACGATGGGCTCCCTTGTATACATGGCGCAAGACGGCGGTTGGGTCGCTAAAGCGCGGGAGCATGAGCCCTTAGACTTCTCCAATGTCAGTGGCGTAGATTTGCGGGAGTTCAAAGCCGCCCTCTTACCCCCTGCACCCCCTGCCCCGCCTAAATCAGAAATAGGGGGCTTGATTGGAGACACTCTAGCATGGATAAATAGTTCGTCTATCAAGCTACAGCCCGAACTTAGCACCATGCATATTATCGCTACCCTCGGTTCCGTATTCGGCAGGCGTTATGCGCTCCAAAAACTGAATACGCGCACGAATATTTACATGGTCGGTATTGCGGAATCGGGACAAGGCAAAGACAATAGCCGTACTTGTTTGCCGCGCCTATTACGCCAAGCGGGGCTAGAACAATTCTCCGGCCCCGAAGATATCCGCACTGGCCCGGGTCTGCTCCTAGAGCTTAAAAAACAGCCGTCCTTTATCGCCAATATCGACGAATTCGGGATGTTCATGCGGGCGCTATCTGACCCGAAAGCCGCAAATTATTTACGCGAAATCTCGACAATTTTTACGCGCATTTATTCTAAATCGGGGACGTTCTATCGTGGGGGACTTATAGCGAGCGCCCCCGATGATCGCATAGTGCTGAACGAGCCGAATCTTTGCATCTATGGAACTACGACCATTTCTAGCTACGCAGAAGCCATGCGGAAAGCTTCTATCGAATCGGGCGAGCTTAACAGGTTCATTGTGGCAAAGACCCCTACGGACTTCCCAGAGCCCAATTATGCGTCCTGTTATTCTGACCCGCCCGAATCACTCGTCACACGCTGGAACAAGTTTGCTCCCACGGCTTTAGCCGCAGCGCCAGATATTATCGAGCAAGAAAAGGTTATCGTTATGCTTGGCGATCAAGCGCAAGAGGTGGATAACTTATTGTTATTCCAAGATAAAATGCACAAGGAACACCGAGCCATGGGTATGGGTGCGCTATGGGTGCGCTACCGTGAAAACATCTTGAAAGTCGCTATGATTTTGGCGATTACCCGCGACCCGGTTAAACCGCAGCTTATTGCGAGCGACATAGAGTTCGGCAAGTCCCTTGTAGGGGGTAGTATTTTGTTCATGATTAAGTTCTGCACAAACACGATGTACGACAGCGATTTCCAAAAGAAGTGTTCCATATTTATGGAAGCCATTGACGCGGGAGTTACGAGCCGCACGGATATGATTCGACGTATGGGTATTAAGTCCAAAGAACTTGATGATATCGAAAGAGCTTTGAAGGAAATGGGCAAAATAAATTTTGAAGAAAAAGAACGTCCGAGGCAATATAGACTATTGTAATCTGGATAGCGGTATGGTAGGCTAGAGAAATGGATATAGGTGCAGCAATTATTTCTTTTCTACTCGGCACGGTTATAGGCTGTATAATTTTAGCTCTTTTAGGAGAATAAAATGACACTCAACACCGCAAAAGCCCCATCTAAACCGCCCCGTATTCTTATCTACGGGCCGCAAAAAATCGGCAAGTCGTCCTTCGGCGCACTAGCTGACCGCCCCGTATTCATCCAGACGGAAGACGGCCTAGACGCAATCAACGTAGACGCTTTCCCGTTGTCGCGCTCGTTCAAAGAAGTTATGGGTAATTTGCAGCAGTTGGCAACGGAACCGCACGACTTCAAGACTGTTGTAATCGACTCCCTAGATTGGATGGAACCGCTTGTACATGCCCATCTCGTTCAAGAAAGACCGTTCAATGATAAAGGTAAAAAAGTCGAGTCTATTGAAGACTACGGGTACGGCAAGGGTTACGTTTTAGCATTGGACGTATTCCGCGAATATCTGGACATTTTGAACTATCTGCGGGACGAAAAGGGCATGACTGTAATCCAGATCGCTCACGCGCAAATTAAGAAATTTGAGAATCCTGAAACAGATATCTATGACCGCTTCGAGATTAAACTAAATAAATCGGCGGCTGCTTTGGTTATGGAACATTCTGACATTATTCTATTTGCCAATTACTTTGTGGGCGTGAAGAAGGAAGAAAAAGCTATGAACAAAGAAGGCCGTAAACGCGCCGTAGGTACAGGGGAACGTATCTTGTACACGGAAGAACGCCCCGCGTTCATGGCGGGGAACCGATATAGCCTGCCTGCGGAGATACCTTTCGATCGCAATGGAGAATATTGGTCTACAATTGCCGCGCACGTACCATATTTTAACAACAAAGAAGGAGAGAAGAAACATGGATAACCAAATTAAAGCCGAACTTACAGAAGAAATAAAAAACAAGCTAATGGGGGGGTTCATATTGGGGGTTCTCGATATGCTGCTATCGGAAAAAACCGAGGCCGCAGGCAAAGCTGCGGCCTTTAAAACAGAAGATAGGCTTAAAAAACTCGCTTCTGAGGTTGTTGACTTGGTTTTAGCTACTGAATCTGCCGGAACTATTCCTGCAAAAGCCTCAGCTTAATAAAGAAAGGAAACTAAAACATGGCTAGCAACCTTGACGCAGCATTAAAAGTCGCAGAAGACAATTTTAATGCCGAGATACAAAAAACAATTGGCCAATTGCTCGCCAGAAAAGACATGACCGCCGACCAGCTCGCTCAAATTGAGCGCGAAATAGCCGCTTTGGACGAGGCCACTTTCGGCACGCATAAAGTAATATACAACGGGTACGATGGAAAAACAACTGTAACAAAAAGGGGAGATTAAAACATGGCTAAACTCGACGAAACATTTGATAGTTCAACAGTGCCGGAACGTGAGGAATTTGAAGTCCTCCCACCCGGACCGCAGACGCTCATGATCGTAAATAGCGAACTAAAGGACACTAAGGCAAAGCCCGGCAAAGGCGCGGGGCAAATGATCGTCCTTGAAATCGACGTGGTAGACGGGCAGTATTCGGGACGTAAACTATTCGAGCGCTTGAATATCAAGAACGATAGCGAAAAGGCCGTAGAAATTGCCTACCGCACCCTTGGGGAGATCGTTAAGGCAGTTGGTAAGACAACTATCAAAGACACGACCGAACTCCACAATAAGCGCTTTACGGGTGTGCTGGCCGTTGAACCACCGAAGCCTTATACCAAAGACGGCGTAGAGCAAATGGGCAAAGCGCAGAACTCGATTAAGAAGTACCTACCCTACAGCGGCCAACAGGCCAGCAGTGCAGAGGTGTCGCCTAAGACGGTAGAGTCACCAAAAGCTACGGACGCTGCACCGTGGAAAAGAGCTAAATAGGGGTGCGAGGTGGGCTAGGTATTGCAAGAGCCTAGCCCACTATTTTTAACGTAGGAGAACAACTATGAAAGATACTTTTTTAGGTTTAGTAGCGCTATTACTCATATTAGCTGCGCCCGTCGGGTACGTGCTGAATATAGTCGATTTGTTTAAACTAGACTTCCAAGCGCCGTATAAAGCCGAGGCGCTTCGGGCGACGGGAATATTTATTCCCCCACTCGGCGTTATCGAAGGGCTTTTTGTAACATTTGACGAGGAGAAGAAATAATGAAAAAGACAAATAAAGTTGCAAATAAGGCTATGAAAAAAGAGTCGGTAAAAGCGAAAACGGCGAAGACTTCGCCAAAGTCGCAGAAGAACCCGTATAAGACAAAGCTGGATAAGGATACTATCATCTAAATGGTGGCCGTACCCCCCAGACTCGACCCCACGCTAGAAGCTGTGAACGCGGCGCTTGAAGCCGAACAAGACCAGTTCACGCCCTCGGGGAATATCGGGTTTGGGGATATCGGCAAGTGTGATAGATGGATATGGAATAAAATAAATGCAAAAGAAGCCGAACTACTCTCTGCCGACTCTTTGCGAATATTCCGTAACGGACACGAAGACGAAGCGGCAATGGCGCGGGATTTGCGTAAAGTCGATGGTATCGAACTCTATACACATGATTCAAGGCGAGAAGGCAAGCAATATAAATATAGTTTTCTGGACGGACGATTAACGGGGCGGCTGGATGGTGTGATAGTAGGGCTAAAGCAAGCGCCTGTAACGCCGCACGTTTGGGAGCACAAGTCCACGAACGAGCGAAAGTTCGACAAGCTACTAAAGTTGGGGAACTTACGTGAATGGGATAGCGTTTACGCCGCGCAGGCGCATTTGTGCATGTACGCGACAGAACTCGATAGGCACTACATGACCGTAAGTACGCCCGGATTGCGAAAAGTAACGAGCCTACGAACCGAACTAGACGCAGAATACGCTAAAGCACTTATTGCTAAAGCACAAAGAATTATCGGTGCAAAGACACCACCTGAATGTGTCTGTGACTCATGGAGTAAGTTTAAATGCGAAAAATAATTAGTGCAGAGATCGACAAAGACTTTTATTTATCGTGGAATGACGATATAAAAATGAAGTTTTGGTTTATTAGAAAAGAGGAATGGGACGACTTATTTAAGCAGATCGAAGATCATATGGCGCGTCTCGATTATGCTCCAGACGTTATATGTACTGCTCCGTATGAAATTCGCCTCCGTCCTTCAGCGGTCGGGGACATGGTTAGTGTCGTATTTGACGACGGGACGAAATTGACGAGCGATTTATGCTTTTTTTAAAGGGGGATAAAATGCGTAATCTAATCATAGCTATATTGTTACTCGCGAGCACGCCTACCTACGCGCATGTTCCGCTTTCTTTGCCAAGAGATATTTACATGTACGGCGCTATTGACGAAAAAATGGAGCGCTTGGTGGACACCCAGATAGCGCTACTCAATAGTCTAAATTCGGAGCCAATTACAATTCACATAACCTCTCCGGGTGGGGATGTTCTTTCTGGTCTGCAAATCTACGATAACATGCAAGAATCCGTAGCACCTATCCGCACCATTTGCGAAGGCTACTGCATGAGCATGGCGGCTGTGCTGCTTACGTCAGGCACGGTGCGGGAATCGCAGGCCAGCGCCACAATTATGTTCCACGAAGTCAGCACAGAGTCCAAGGGTAAAATTTCGGTTATTATTATGGATGTAATGGAAGCGCAGCGCCTACAGAATATTATAGACGCGCATATTTCCGAACATACGGGGCTATCGCTGGACGCAGTACACAAGATGGAGTCTTACGATCACTATATGGGCGCGGAAGAAGCTAAATCTTTAGGGGTTATTACCAAAATCAGGGGGAAGCATGGAAAGTGAAATCGGGCAGATTACTTTCCACCCTAATCCCAATTATAGGGACGCGCTTTTAAGAATACTTGTATTAGCGCAGATAGGCGGCAACACTAAAAAGATTGAGCGTATAGCATATGAAGCCTTATATGGGGAATAAATGCTCAAACTGTATCCACACCAAGAGCGTGCCACGGAAGCCACTTTTCAGTATTTCGAGGAGAATACCGGAAACTGTTTGGTAGTGGCCCCCGTTGGGTCTGGTAAAAGTTTACTTATTGCCGAGTTTATTCGGCGTGCTTGCGGCCTATATCCTTCAACTCATTT